TGAATCTGTAAAAGAACTTAAAAAAGAAATAGAAGAACTTAAATCAGGAGCCTAATTCATGGCTTTCGGTAATAATTCATTTTCGGAAGCGGCTTTCGCTTCAGCAGGTCCTACCTCTGTTAATTTAGTTGGTTTTGGTCTTACAACAAATCTTAACTCTGTTGCTACACAAGGAGAACTTGGAGTTGATGTACCTGTTACAGGTTTTGATTTAACTGTTAATAATACAACACAAATACAAGATACCTTAACTGCTTTTGCTCAAGCGCCTTTTGCTACTGAAAGTCCTAGCACATTTGATCCTCCAAATATTGATATAATAATTGTATCTAATGCAGCTGTAACAGGTATTGCAATGACTGCTAACCTAGGTACAGCAATTACTACTGGAGATGCTTTAACTACTCTAACAGGTATTGCGATGACTGCATCATTAGGAACTGCTGTAGGTGTTGGAAAAACTGAAGCTGATGTTACTGGAATTGCAATGACAGCCGCTCTAGGCACTGCTCTAGCATTTACCGATGTTGTAACAGAGGATGTAACTGGTATTGCAATGAGCACTTCTTTAGGAAGCGTTACTACTTTTGCTAATGCAGATGTTATTCCAACTGGTATTGCAATGACAATGAATGAAGGTACTGCAACAGTTGTTGGACAAGGTACTGTTATTCCAACAGGTATTGCTATGACAGCTGCTCTTGGTACAGCAGTTGCAGATGCTAATAGTTTAATAGATGTGACTGGTATTGCAATGACTATGCAGGAAGGAACTGCAACAGCACCTGATTCATTAGCTATATTAACAGGAATTCAGATGACTATGGCAGAAGGAACTGTACAAAACGTTATATGGACTCCAGTACCTACAGGATCTGCTCCTACTGATCCTCCAGGTTGGAGAGAAGTAGCTTGATTTTAAGCAAAAATAGAATAAAATTAAATATTAAGGAATTAAATTATGGCAAACTCAACCTCAGCTAGTTTAAAATTAACAGTCCAAACGACCGGTGAAAACTCAGGTACGTGGGGAGCTTTTACAAATAGTAACCTACTTGTATTAGAACAAGCTATTGGTGGATATGCTGGCATTGCATTAAATGCAACAACAGGCGCAACTTTAACTTTTTCTAATGGTGTTGTGTCTAATGGTAAAAATCAAGTAATAAAATTAACAGGAACTATAACTACAAATGTTAATGTTATTATACCTAATTCAATTGAAAAAACATATATAGTTGAAAATGCTACTTCAGGTGCTCACACAGTAACTGTTAAAACCACTTCTGGATCAGGTTTTACTTTTGGTACAACTGAAAAAACTCGTGCTATTGTTTATTCAGACGGAACAAATGTTGTTGAAGTAATAAATAACACACAGAATTTATTAGACTTAGCAGACGTAGCTAATACAAATGGAAACTTTATCGTAGGAGATGGTTCTAATCTTGTTGCTGAATCTGGTTCTACAGCAAGAGATTCAATAGGATTAGGAACTACAAACGATGTAGAATTTAATGATGGCAAACTAGATTCATTAGGTATTGGAACTGCAGCATCAGGTACAACTGGACAGATTAGAGCTACAGATGATATTACAGCATTTTATTCTTCAGACATCGCATTAAAAGAAGATATTACAAATATACCAGATGCATTAGAATCCTTGAAAAAATTAAATGGTGTGTTATTTAATTGGAAAGATAAATGGATTGAGCATCAAGGCGGTGAAGACGGTTATTTTGTTAGAAAAAAAGATGTTGGAGTTATAGCTCAAGAGGTAGAAAAAGTATTACCTGAAGCAGTTGCTCAAAGAAAAGATGGAATTAAAGCTGTAAAATATGATAGACTAACTTGTTTATTAATTGAAGCTGTAAAAAAATTAAATGAAAAAATAGAAACTTTAACTAAGGAGAAAAAGTAAGATGGCTATACCACAAACAAATACAAGTATGGATGATATCCAAGATGAATTTGGTGGATCAAATCCAATCTCTTTATCAGAATATTATTCTGGAGGATCAAACGTTCCTTCAGGTTCACCCGCACCTAATGGCCCTATTCCTAGTTCAGGAACTATTTCTATAGGTCAGTTTAGAGGAGCAGAATCTACTACTGATATGTACTATATGGTATTGGCTGGAGGATCAGGCGGTCCTGGACATGCTGCAGGGGGTGGTGGAGCTGGAGGCTTAACATCAAATTATCCTAGTGGAACAGCAGAACCAGTAGCTGCAGGTCAAACTGTAGGTGTTACTGTAGGATCAGGTTCTACAGGAACAGGTGGAACTTCTAACATATCAAGTCCTTCTTTTAACAAAACAGCAAACGGAGGTGGAGCAGGTGGAAACGGAAATAACAACGGCTCTGCTGGAGGTTGCGGAGGTGGCGGTGGAGGTGGAAACACTGCAACGTCAGGAGGATCAGGAAATCAGGGTGGAGACGGAGGAAACTCTCCATCATCAAATGCTTCTCCATCAGCTGGTGGCGGTGGAACTGCTAACAATGGACAATCAAACTCAATGTTTGATGTAGCAGGTCCTGGAGGAAATGGAACTGCTAATAGTATTAATGGATCATCACAAACTTTTGGTGGTGGCGGTGGTGGCGGAACTCATGGTTATGCTGCTTCTCCATTTGGATCAGGAGGAAATGGTGGCGGTGGACCTGGTATGAGAGATTCTGGTGCATCAAATGGTACTGACGGCCAAGGTGGTGGCGGTGGTGGAAACCGTGTTATGGGTCAAACTTCTGGTGGAAATGGAAAAGTAATTATAAGATTTGCTAATAATTTAAGTGGATCTGTTTCTCCAGGTTCAAATTCAATTGCCAATTCTGGAAATGACAGAATAGCTACATTTAACGTATCAGGGAACTTAGCACTATCATGATGACTCAATTTGCAAAATTAGATGAAAACAATAATGTTATAGATATATTTGTAGTTGATCAAGCTGACGTTGATGCTAACGGAGGAGATCAATCTGTAGAAGCTGAAAATTGGGTAAAACAAAATTTATTAAAAGATGCTTCTGCAAGTATAAAACAATTTTCTAATGACGAGTCTTTTAGAGTTAATGGAGCAGAACCAAATGGTGGTTACTACGATTCTACAAATGATGTATTTATTACAGTTAAACCTTTCGCTAGTTGGTCTTTAAATTCTGATTATAAATGGAAAGCTCCTGTAACAGAACCCAGTGCTTATACAGATGCTGCAGTTCCAGATTATTCATTTGCTCCTATTTGGGACGAAGAAAATCAAGTGTGGATTGCTTTTACCACAACTGAACAAAAAGTTGTTTGGAATCCCGATACTTCTAGTTGGCAATAATTATTGATTTTTTAGATTTATAATATATAAATATTTTTATAAAGAAGATAGATATGTATCTAGATAATTATTATTACTATTTTTCAAAAGCTTTTAATGACAAGTTTTGTGATTCTATAAAAGAAATTGCTAAGAATAAAACTTTTGATAAAGGAGTTGTTTCNAAAAAGAAAGCTGAGATGAAAGACTCAAACCATCAATTTAAAAAAAATCTTTCTCTTAGAGATTCTGATATATGTTGGATAAACGAACCATGGATTTATGATTGCATTTATCCCTTGTTGCAAGAAGCAAATAAAATGGCTGATTGGAACTATGAAGTTGATTGTTTTGAAGATTTACAATTTACACGATACAAAAAAAATCAACATTATGATTGGCATTTTGATAATTTAGCTATGCCTTTTAATAACCCAAGTGATCCTTCAATACATGGAAAGTATAGAAAAATATCTTTTAGTATTAACTTATCTGATCCAAAAAAATATGAGGGTGGGCAGTTGCTTTTTGAATTTCCAGGTGCAGAGGAAAATAAAATTGTCGAGTGTGTTCAATTAAAAGAGAAAGGATCAATAGTTTTTTTTCCTTCTTTTATTAAACATAAAGTAACACCTATTACTAAAGGAGAAAGAAACTCTTTAGTAGGTTGGTCTATGGGGTATCCATTTAAATGAGCCAACAATTTAGATATAAGGTACTTCGAAATGTCCTATCAAAAGATCTTTTAGAATTTTTACATAAATACTTTTTGATGAAAAGAAAATCTTTTAGAACTATGTTAAAAGAAAAAATAATACCTCCTTATTTAGAACATTTATTTGGTAGAGCCGAGGATGAAATGGTACCTGGAACAGACTATATTATTTATGGAGATGTTGCTGGTGAAGTTATTTTAAATAAACTAAGGGTAATAATACAAGAAGAAGTAAAAAATTTAAAATCATATGATGGTGGTAGGCTTATAGAGAGTTATTCTTTTGCTAGAATATATAAAAGAGGAAATATTTTAAGTAAACACACTGATAGAAATGCTTGCCAAATATCTGTTACACTTCCTATAGGTGGTGGATTGTGGCCTATATATGTAGATGGCGTAGAATTTATTTTAAACCCTGGGGATATATTAATTTATAATGGTGACTTACCTCATTGGAGAAATAAATTTGAAGAAGCTGAATGTGTTCAATTGTTTTTACATTATAACACTACAAAAGAATTAAAAGAAAAAAACTTAAAAGCATACGATGGTAGATTACACATAGGTTTACCAGCACATAATAATTTAAAGGTTGAATAACATGAGATTTCACGAAGACTGGTTTATTAAAACTGATATCACACAAGTATCTAAAACTAAAAAAGTAGTAAATGATGCTATTAAAAATTTAGAAGAAAACGATTTAAAAGAGTTAAGCACACGAGGAAGTCAATCTAAACAATACGATTTAAAAGAATTATTTTTAAATGATGATAAGTTTCAATTTATATTAGAAAACTGTTCTAATAAAATTACACAAGAATTTGAAAAAAGAAATGGCACTGATCCTCTTATTACTTTAAACAATGCTTGGACTGTAATAGGAGATGTAGGAAGTTTTCATGCAATGCATGCACACAAAAATAAACCACAAAATATTATTTCAACTGTTACATATTTAAGTGTTCCTCCCAAAGATCACAACGATGAAAAATTAATAGACCTAGGAGATTTTTATTATATCTTAAATAAAGACAACAGGTTATTATACTATTCTCATTATCCACAAACTAATGATTTTTTTATATTCCCTTGTTGGATTTGGCATGGTTCTTATCCACAAGTAAAAGGCATAAGACAAACACTTAATATAGATTTTAATATACACAGATGAGATTAAAAAAATTTCCTTTTAATAGTTTTATATTTGGTTGGTACTTACCTCATCAGTTTTGTGATGATGTTTTAAAATGGCATAATGATAATCCTGATTTAACCAGAGAAGGAGGTTGTTTAACTAAAGATGGAAAACCTACTAGGGATAAAGAATATAAAATATCTTCTGATAAAGATTTCGATATAGTTGCGTCTTTTAGTTTATATAAAAAATATATGTCTTTTTTAAACAAAGGAGTTCAAGCATATGCAAAAGTATATCAACCCTTTAATCTTAATGGTGCTCTAGCGGAAAAAGAAGGTATAAATTTTCAACACTATAAACCTGGAGAAGGTTTTAAAGCTTGGCATTCTGAAAGATTAGTTATGCAGAAAACTACTAGAGTTATGGTTTTCATGACTTATCTTAATAATGTTAAAGAAGGTGGAACAGAATTTTACAATCAAAAATTAAAAGTAAATGCTGAAAAAGGATTAACTTTATTGTGGCCATCTGATTGGACACATACCCATAGAGGAATTATTTCAGAAGATCAAAATAAATATATACTTACAGGATGGTTAAATTATGAATAAAGTAATAATAGATGACAACTTTATGTCTGAAGAAAATAAAAAATATGTAGATGAGTTTATACTAGGAAGTGATTATCCTTATTATATTCAAGAGAACTCTGTAGAAAATGATAATCATATTTACATGGTTCACACAGCAGTGACAAGACCAGAAGGACATGATCCTAGTTATCCTGTTGTAAATTCTTCAGAGTCAACTGCACTATTAGAAATACTATATGACTTTGTTGAGAAACATAAAATAAATTGTACAAGAATTTTAAGATGCGCTGTTAATATATCATTTAATAATGGTTTTGAAAAAACAGCTAGTCATGTTGACCATAAATATAAACATAAATCTTTATTAGTTTATTGCACTGATAATCCTGAAGCTAGTACGGTTTTAGAAAAAGATAATAAAATATATAAACAAGTGGAAACTAAAAAATATAGGGGTTTATATTTTGAAGACTATAAACATTATTTAAAATACCCTAAAAAAGATATTAGAGTTGTTATAGTTTTTACTTTTAAATAGAATGAATATTAATTTTATTGAAACTTATCTAACAGATGTTACATACCCTACAAAAGAACAGCAAGAAAAAGAGTTGTGGGATGTTTCCGGCATTATTAAAAATAAAAGTAATCAAGTGTTCAAGTTTGATACTAGAAATTTAAGTTCTTTTAAAGAAGGAGTAGGTAAAAAAAGTCATTTAAAAACAAAAGCAGATAAGATGGTTTTTAAAATAAAGGATAAATATTTACTTATAGATTTAGAAGAGCTACATAATTATATAAAAGATAATAATTTAAAAATGATTAACATTAAAGAAATAATATCTAAGTTAGATTGGAATATAGTATTATGATTATTCATAAACATTTAGAAAAAAAAATTAAAATAGATTATTTTTTTGTACAAGGTGTAATAAAAATTAATGCTAAATCTTTAATAAACAAAATTAAAGAGGGATGTGAAAAAGAAGGTAATTTAAATTACCAGACTAACATAATAGACAAAATGACTAGTTGGAAACATTTTAACAATGATCCGGAATTTTTAGGTGTCTTAAATACACTAATCGATTATGTAGATTCTAACATTAATTTTCCTACATACAGTTTAGCTGATTCTTGGGGATTTAGTTGTTCTAGTGGAGGCAAAACTATAAAGCATAACCATAGAGGGAATGAATGGTCGGGTGTATTATATTTAAATAGTCATGATCAAACTTTAGATTTTGATGCGATTAATGAAAAAGTAAAACCAGAGGAAGGTGTATTTGCTATATTTTCTTCTTTTTTAGATCACGAAGCAAAGATTCATAGATTTAAAAATACTAAATATGGCATTAGTTTTAATCTAAAAGATAATGGCTTTTTTACTTAAAAGCATATATATTTATTTAATATGCTACAAAAACTTAATTTTAAGCCAGGATTTGATAAACAAATTACAGACTCAGGTGGTGAATCACAATGGGTTGACGGTGATTTTGTTAGATTTAGATATGGTTTACCAGAAAAAATAGGTGGTTGGTCACAGATAACCACAGGTAATAAAACTTTACCTGGAGTAGCAAGGGCACAACATGATTTTACTTCTATAGCTGGAGAAAAATATGCAGCTATTGGAACCTCTCAAGGTTTATTTTTATACTATGACGAAGAATTTTTTGACATTAGTCCTTTAGATGATGATGTTATTACCGGTTGTACTTTTACTGTTACAGCTGGATCTCCTACAGTAACAGTTAATAAAACGGGCCATGGATTACTAGATGGAAGATATATAACTTTCACTGCAGTAACAGTTCCTACAAGTTCAGGTTATGCAATAGCAGATTTTACAGATAATACTTTTGAAGTATTAAACAAAACAAACAATACTTTTCAAATTACAATGCCTACTAACTCAGCAGGTGCTAGTACTGCTACTGGATCAGCTACAGTTAATCCTTATGAGATTGTTGGTCCAACTTTTCAAACAGCTGGTTTAGGTTGGGGAACATCTACATGGGGATCAAGTACATGGGGAACTGCTAGTGCAACTAGTAACGTAACTTTAGATGCAGGCCTCTGGAGCCTTGATAACTTTGGTCAGATATTAGTTGCAACAATTCATAATGGCAAGACATATACTTGGAATGCTGGTGCAGCTTCACCAAGAGCAAATAGAGCAGCTATCATGGCTAATGCTCCTACTAAATCTAGGCTTACACAAGTATCAGATAGAGATAGACATGTGTTTCATTTTGGAACTGAAACAACTGTTGGTAGCTCTACAACTCAGAACCCAATGTTTATAAGATTTAGTGATCAAGAAAATTTTAATTCATATCAACCCACTGCAACTAACACTGCAGGTACTTTTTTATTAGATAAAGGTAATGAGATTAGAGCTGCTGTATCAGGTAAAGACTACACTTTAGTTTTAACAGATCTGGCTGCTTATGTAATTCAATATGTAGGACCACCATTTACTTTTTCTGTAAGACAAGTTGGAACTAACTGTGGGTGTATTGGACAAAATGCATTAAGTTATTCTAATGGTGAAGTATACTGGATGTCAGGTGAAGGAGGTTTTTTTAAATTTGATGGTACAGTAAAATATTTACCATGTTTGGTAGAAGATTTTGTATTTACAACAGGTGGAGATCATCTTGGAATTAATTATGCTTCAGGCCCTCTTGTTTATGCAGAGCATAATACTTTATACAATGAAATTAATTGGTTCTACCCTAAATTTGGTTCTTCTCAAATAGATAGATGTGTAACTTATAATTACGCTGAGAATGTGTGGACTACAAGTTCTCTTGCAAGAAGTAGTTATCTAGATCAAGGGGTATTTGAACTTCCTTATGCTACTGATTATAATAAAACAGCTTTACCTAATTTTCCAATACAAGGAATTACAGCAACCTATGGAGCATCAACTTACTATGCTCAAGAAACAGGGACCGATCAGGTTAACAGTTCAGGTACTACTTCTATTGATGCTTTTATTCAATCGGGGGATTATGACATAGCTAACAGATCTAGTGGTTTAGGAATGCAAACGGGTGTTGCAGATTTTAGAGGAGATGGTGAGTTTATTATGTCAGTTAAAAGATTTATACCTGACTTTCAATTATTAGAAGGCAATTCAAAAATTACTTTGTTACTAAATGATTACCCTAATAACACAGCAGCTAGTTCTTCACTTGGACCCTTTACAGTTACCTCAACAACTGATAAAGTAGATACACGAGCAAGAGCGAGATTAGTAGCACTCAAAATAGAAAATGATGCTGTGGGTGAAACATGGCGTTATGGTACATTAAGGCTTGACGCTAAACCAGATGGAAGAAGATAATGGCGATAGATAAGAGAATAAATTATATTGGCGGAGGAGAAGTAACAGACACATATCAAGGTGGAAGTGGAGCACCAGGCAGTGCTGAAGCAGGTAAGGCTGTTGGAAGTGTAGGAGGACCTTCATATGATAGTGGTCCCGATGTTAATTATGGCGGATCAGAAAGAGATTTTATACAAACTTTAAATAATAATAATTTCATAAGAGCTAATCAGACAGGTAAAAAATTTAGCCCTTTCAATCCTAACCCTAGAGGTAGTGGTTTAAGTAATTTAGTTAAAACATTATTTGGCTTTGCCGTGCCTGGATCAAGTTTTCTTTTTAACGAGGGTATAGGTAAAGCACTTGGTAAATTTAGAAAAGATTTTACGGGTTATGATACTCAAGAAGAATATGAAAATGCTAAACAACAAAGAATTAATCTTGGTAGAATTAACACAATACAAAATACTTTAGATACAAAATACGAAGATGGAGATTATACCATGACTGACTTAGATGAAAGACTTGCAGGTTTACAAAGAGGTTTAGGAATTGTTCCTAATACTCCAGCGCAAAATACGCAACAATTTCTTGATTTTAGTAATCTACCTGAATTACAGTTTGAAGGTATACAAACATTAGCACAACCTAATATAAATTCTTCTCTACCAATGGGAGTAGCACCTAATAATTATAACAGGCAATTTATAGAACCACTTGCTCCTAATTTAGAAGATCCAGTGAAAGATCAAGTTGGCTCTATAGAGAACCTAATGGCAAAATTATCTAATTTTGAAAATAGAGAATACAACACTTTAAAAACTGGTAAAGAATTGGGTATGAATAGTGAAGAACAAAATCAAAGATTACAAGAATTAGAAGAAAAGAAAAATGAAGCTATGCTTTCATCTAGTACAATGTTTTCGTAATGGCTAAGATAACTGCTTACATACCTGAACCAAAAGAACAATACGAGGTTGAAAATTTAAGACAAATTCTTCAATCATTAGATACTATTAAAAATGAATTAAATTTTGCTTTTCAAAATGACTTGAAAGAAGAACAGGATACATATAATTATTTCTTATCATGACAATACAATATAAAAACGCTAGTAAAATATTAACTGATACAGCTATGACAACTGTTTTAACTATAACTACTTCAGCTATTGCTATTATAAAATCTGTATATATATCTAATAATAGTACAGGGGCTGTATTAGCTAATTGTGATTTAAGAGATTCTTCTGCCACTACAGATATAGAGTTTTTTAGAAAAGATATACCTGCTACAAGTACAGTAAATGCCACCGAACAGGGGTTGAATTTAGAAGCAGGAGATGCTATAAAAGTTCAAGCAGAAACCGCTAATAAACTTGAAGTAGTAGTTGGTTATGCTTTAATAGATAGGTCACAACAGAATGGATAATATATTAAAAATTGATTGTACAACAACAGTAGTTCTAAGAAATACTAGAACGAATAAAGTATATAAAGACGAAACCGAGAAAGAAGCTGATATAGCTGACCCTAATACTGAAACAGTAGCAGAACATATTGCACAAGATCTTACAGTAGTAGTGTCACCGAAAGGATTAAACCTCTTACAGAAAGCAATGAATGATAATAAGAAACCAACTACCTAAAGGTGGAACAGAGTTACAATTTAGTTATTTAGAAAAATACGTTGACAAAGAATTATTAGATCAAGTTCAGATTACAACATCTGTACCTGAAAAAATTCCGTTACATCCTACTAAAGTAAATATACTTTGGCAAAAGAATTCATACGATCAACCGAATCTTGCACCATGGTTTAAAAACAAAAGCAACCATCATAAATATGATTGGTATGTATTTAATTCACATTGGAACTTTGAAAAATTTAGAATGATGTTTGGTATTCCTACAGAAAAATGTGTAGTTATTAAAAATGGTATAGACACAATACCAAAAGCTGCACCTTATGAAGAAGGACAGCCTATAAAAATTATTCACCAGAACACACCTTGGAGAGGTCTATCTGTATTACTAGGTGCAATGCAGTTGGTAAAAAATCCTTTGATTAGTTTAGATGTTTATTCTTCTACAGAAGTATATGGAAAAAGATTTTATGAAGAGAATGATCATAACTATAAAGAATTATATAAACAAGCTGAAGATTTACCTAACGTAAATTACATAGGTTATAAATCTAATGACTACATTAAATCAAACATGCATAAATATAATATGTATGTCTACCCTAGTATTTTTGAAGAGACATCTTGTATATCCTTGTTAGAAGCCATGGCTGGTGGTTTGTATTGTATTACAACAAACTTAGGTGCTTTGTTTGAAACAGGTGCAGAATTTCCAATGTATATTGTTTATGATGATAATCACAGAAGGCTAGCAGAAAAATTTGGTTATGGAATAGAGGCTGCAGCAAAAACTTTACATAACCCACACATACATAATCATATGGAATCACAATCTCATTATGCTCATGTTTATTACAGTTGGAATAAACAAGCAGCTGCGTGGGAAAGATTTTTAAAAGGAGCCATTGGTGCAAAGTCCAAATAAACCTATTTGGTTTAATAAACCAGAAGAAGAAGTAACGGAAATACATGTGGGTAACGTTTCTCCACATAAGATAATGGTATGTACACCTTGTCATAGTGATGTAACTATGCATTACACTCAATCAGTTTTAAAATTTCAACAAGAGTGTATACAGAAAAAAATACAAGTTAGTTTTACATTATTGAAATCATCACTGGTTACACAAGGTAGAAACCTATGTGTATCTGAAATGTTAAATCATGAAGATAATTACACTCATTTATTATTTATAGATTCAGACATTGACTTTCAATTTTCTACTATTGAAAAAATGTTAAATGCAGATCTAGATGTTATTGCATGTCCTTATCCTATGAAGATGATAGATTGGGATAAAATTTGGAGAAGACTAAATACTAAAGAAGATGCTATTACTTCAGCTGATGATTTAGTTAGAGCTGGCTATACTTACCCAATTAAAGTAAAAGACAATGCAAACATAATAGCTGACAAAGGTATTATAGAAGTAACGCATGCTCCTACAGGATGTATGTTAATTAAAAGAAAAGTATTAGAGGGTATGATTAGACATTACCCTGAGCTA